GTACACCGGCCGCGCGGTGTGCGTCGACATCACACCGCTAAAGACCTATGAGACCGAGTATGGGCCAAAGCAAAAGTTTAAGATCGCGTTCGAGTTGGACATGATCGACAAGACACGCAACCCGGTGCAGCCCTGGGTGGTCATGACGGCGCCGATGACCGCCAGCCTGCACGAGAAGGCCGGCCTGACCAAGTTCCTTAAGGACTGGCACGGTCGGGCCCTCACTGCCGAGGAGACCACCAGCCTCGACCTGGACAGCCTTATCGGCCGACCGGCTACCGTGGTGATCGTCCATGAGCAGAGCCAGGACGGCACCAAGACGTTCTCGAACATCAAGCTGATCATGGCTCACAAAAACGGCGAGCCGCTCAAGCCCTCGGGCCTGTGGGTACGGATGGAAGACAGGCCGCCCAAGGATGACGACCAGGTGAAGACGATCACTCCTGACGGTTCAACCAAACGCTCGCCTGACCTAAGCGCCACCCAGGTACACGTCGGCAAGTTCAAGGGTGTGCCGATCTCGGAGCTGACCGACGACGCTGTGCGAGGCCTGGCCGAGCGCTGGCTGCCTAAGGCTAAGATTAGCCCGGGCAAGACCCAGGAGGACATCCAGCTTATCGCTGCCATTACCAAGCGCATCGATGAGATCAACGCCCAGGAAGATCCCACCGATTCAGACATTCCATTCTAAAATGAAAACCCGAAAGCCCTACGTCAAACTGGTCGACAAAGTGCCCGAGGTGGTTCGGATGCGCTCCGAAGGCAAGACCCTCGAGGAGATCGGGCAGCACTTTAACCTGTCTCGCCAGCGCATTAAACAGATCGAGCAGTCGGCCGAGATGCATGAGGAGATCCTGCGCCAATGGGGATTCCCGTTTACGGTCAGGACGTTCAACACCCTCGAAAGGCTGTGCGTCAAAAGCCGCGACGAGGCCTTGCAACTCTACAACACCGGCCACCTTCGACCAGGAGCTGTTCGCGGATTCGGTTGGGTAAGCTACTTCGAGATCTGCGAATGGCTTGAAGTACCGACCACCCGGGAGCCAATCAACTTCCTCGTTTGCCCACATTGCGGCAAAAAGATCTGACCACCTTCCGGCAGCCTGTTGCTGTCGGGGACTCGTAGTGCCGGGGGCGCGCATCGGCCGACAAACGCGCAACAACTCTCAACAACTCTGACAAATGCCAGCCAATCCAAACATTTACTTCGACATAGAGACCGGGCCTCTACCGCTCGAGCAGCTCAACATCCCAGCCTTTAACCCGGCCGACGTGAAGCTCGGCAACATCAAGAACCCCGACTTGATCGCCGAGAAGCTCCAGAAGGCCGAGGAGAGCCACACGGCCGACTACATCCGCAACGCCGCCCTGGACGCCTTGTCGGGCCAGGTGCTGTGCATCGGCTACCGGGTCGACCATCAGGAGCAGAACATCCTCTGCGCCGATGCCGACGGCGAGGCCCACCTGCTGCGACAATGGTGGGCGCTGCTCAACTATTACGAGCGCCAGCCTCAGCTCATTGGCTTCAACATCAAGGCCTTCGACCTGCCCTTCCTGATCAAACGCTCCTGGCGCCACAAGATCATGCCGCCCTACTGGTTGCGGAACGGCCGTTACTGGTCGGAGCTGGTGGTCGACCTTCGAGAGGTGTGGCAGCTCGGGGACAACCGGGCTCACGGCAGCCTTGCGTCCATCTCGAGGCACCTGGGACTCGGCGAGAAGTCAGGCAACGGCGCCGACTTCAGCCTGCTGTGGAACACCGACAGGCAGGCGGCCATTAACTACTGCTTGCAGGACGTGAAGCTGACCCAGGCGGTGGCCGACATACTGATGCCGGCTTACTAAGCGGTGGACATCCACAAGGACAGCAGATAGATAGAGACCGTCAGCGTGAGCCGTGAGAAGTGAGCGCCGACACTACAACCAGAACCCATGTTCAACCCACTTTTCCCCACCCTTTCCGTGTTACGTCGCGTTGGTTCTGCGCGAGTTCTCACCTCGGACTGGGTGGGGTTTTCCGTTTGAAACATGAAAGAAGAGAAGAAAACCCGTAAGGCTCCAGCCTTCCAACTTTACACCGACGACTTCCTAGCCGGCACGCTTGATATGTCGCAGGCCGAGGTTGGTCAGTTAATTCGTTTGCTGTGCCACCAGTGGAACCGCGGTTCAATTCCGGTTGAAACCGAAAAGCAACAGCGGTTGGCCGGCGGTTGCGTGTCGGTTGACGTCTTGGCTAAGTTCGATGAATGCGAAGACGGGCTTCTTAGGAACATCCGACTGGAATCCGTAAGGACGGAAAAGGGTAAGTTTCTGCAGAGCCAATCGGTAAAAGGTAAGTTATCCGCGGAAAAACGCAGGTTGGATGCTTTAGAACGCCAAAAGCAGGTCAACCAGAATCCAACCGCGGTTCAACCGGTGTTGCAACCGGATGATCAACCGGAATTCAACTCTCCATCTCCGTCTCCATCTCCTAAAGAAGATACAAAGAAGGAGAAGGCCTTGAGTCCTGACCTTGAAGCCTTCCGCCTACGAATCGGTGCTATGGTTCGCCGTCGCCACGACACCCGCTGGAGCTCAAAGGAGATCAAGGCCTTGAAAGAGGTCTTTGAGCTCAACACACCGGAGGATGACATCCTACTTGTCGAAGCACGCTACAAGTCGAAGGACCCATATCTTCGACGAGATGCTATGGCTCTGCTGAACAACTGGAACGGCGAGGTCGACAAGGTTAGAAGCGGTCTTCTTCCTGGTATCGGTGAGTCCCGGGCGGGCGGAACACTCAGTGCAGACCTGAATGACTATTTATGAGCGACCCCTACTTTGCCGAGGACGACGAGTTCGGCCTCCTGGGCGCCTGCCTATCCGGTGGCTCCGATGTCTGCCACGAGGTATTCGCCAAGATCCCGAGCGAGGCTCTACAGGACAGCGATCTGTACAATGTGTTCGAGATTGCCAAAGGCCTCGTTGCCAAAAGCGATCCGGTCAACATGACGACCGTGGTCAAGGAGTGGAAGCGCACGATGGGCCAGACTCCTGTGCCTTTCGAGGCTCTAAACAAGTGCGACGAGATCTGCGCCAGCCCGTCCAACCATCCCGAGTTCTCCAAGGCTGTCCTCGAGGCCCATCACCGCCGGCAGTTACGATTCGCCGGTGACCGTCTAATTCGCGATTCCGCTGTCTCCACCCTGTCTGTGGATCAAATCGTCGCAAATGCCGAAGCAGGGCTCACCGTTGAGGCATCCAAGGAAGAGGTGCAACCCTGCAAGTCGGTAGTGAGTCGGTTCATCGACTCTACCCAGGAGCGGTTCGCCAGGAAGGGCCACTTGTCCGGCATCACCTCCGGCTTCCGGCGCCTGGACGCAATGACCGACGGCTTTCAGTATGGCGAGCTGGCCATCATTGCGGCCAGGCCAAGCATCGGAAAGACCGCCATCGCCATCGCAATAGCCCGGGCAGCAGCCATCGAGCACCGGGTGCCGACCCTGTTTATCTCGTTGGAAATGTCCGACGAGTCTATCGTTCGGAGAATGGTCTCTACTGTAGGATCCATTCCAATGCAGGACATCAAGACCGGCGACCTCGATGAAGGCGGAATGAAGTCTATGGCCAGTGCCTCCGCTAAGGTGGCCGGCAGCCCGATCTACTTTGTCTCCGGTTCCGGTGTGTCCGGCATCGCCACCATCACCGCTGTGATCCGTCGGGCTGTCCGTAAATGGGGCGTCAAACTCGTCCTGGTCGACTACCTCCAGAAGATCCACGGGAGCAAGGCAGCCGAAAAGAAAACCTACGAGATCGCCGAGGTATCCGGCCGACTCAAGGCCGTGGCTCACGACACCAAGACCGCGGTGGTCGCCCTGGCTCAACTCAACCGGGAGAACGAAAAGGACAAAGGCCGGGTGCCTAGACTCACCGACCTGGCCGACTCAGGACAGATCGAACGTGACGCCGACTTGGTGCTGCTGCTCAACCGGGAGCGCAACCAACCCAACGGCGAGGCCATTATCGCTGTCGCCAAACAACGAGACGGCGAGTGCGGCCTCGTCCCCCTCTGGTACGAAGGCCAGTTCTGCCGGTTCACCGACCCATCACCATCCTTCCAATGAAAATACCCTACGACCTCGACCGCATCAAACTCCTGCACGAAGCCCCCAACCTGGTTGCCCTGGCGATTAAGCGTGGCTGGATGTCCTACCCTCGCAGCGTCAAGCTCAGTGCCTTAGGCACGCCCGTCGTGGTGCTCGAGGAGGAGGAGGACTACGAGATCACCGCAACCGCCCAGGATGTCGACGTGTGTCGCAAGGCCTACGACCTACGGGAGCGTGACCTAAGCCTCGACGATGTAGCCAAGGCGTGCGGTGTTGCCCGTGGTTCGGTGGCTTACATCATAGCGAAAGGCCATGAGATGTATTTAAGGCAGCAAAGGATAGAGCATAGTACAATAGACACCTCTGTTAAACCTGCAAATATGTAAGGAATCTTTTGCCATATCTCCAATAACAGGTGAACGCGAGACCCCTATCAATTTCTGCGAGTAATGCTTTCATCAAATAATTTATGCCTAACCAAATACAATTCCTCGTCGACCAGTTCGGCCTGGCCAACACCGCATGGTTTATCCGGCTGATGAAAAGCGGCACCACTCCAGAGCAGATCGTCGGTTCCCTGGTGCCCAGCAACTACGACAGCCGGCGCGACGGTGTGTTCCGAGCCCTCCAATTTGCAGGCAACCTGCCCGACTCAATGATGCCCCAGGAGATCAAGGACGCCTTGCAGCCATGACACAAAAGGAATACGGCGACCGCATCGGTATAAGCCAGCCGCGGGTCGCACAGCTTATATCTCAGGGGATGCCCATGGACTCGCCCGAGTCAGCCGACCTCTGGCGATCTCAACACGTTAGGTCACGCGCTAAGTCTATTCCTAAACAGAAGAACGTACCGGACCCCACCGCAATCGAACAGGAAGGCCCCTACAGGCCTATAGAAGCAGAGACCCCTCTCAACACCGCAACAGCAGCCACCGACTCGCCAGAAGGCGCTTACGAAAGGCAGCGGCAAATCGAGCGTGCGGCCTATGACCTGGCGGTCGATGCCCTCCGCGGTGGTCGAGCCGACGCCGGCCGGCTGGTCGCCATCCATGCCGCGGCAGCCAAGAACTTAACGTCGGCCCGTGACGAGGTGATCACCCAGGCCGAGAAGGAACGGCGCCTGGTCTCCGGCGACTGGGTGCGCCGGGTGATGCAGGAGCACGACGGCGCCGTGGCCTCGCTGATCAAGGCCATGCCGAAGCAGCTCTCCGGCCGTATTGCACCGCATGACCCCGAGCACGCCGAGCGCGAGCTGACCCGGTGGGTCCAGGAGGTGGCGCTTAAAACACTACACAACACCGACCCATGGAAATGACCTACCAGCTACACCTGGGGGACTGCCTAGAGGTTCTGGCGACTCTACCGGACAACTCGGTCGACAGCATCGTGACCGATCCGCCTTACGGCCTGTCCTTCATGGGCAAGAAATGGGATTACGACGTGCCGAGCGTGGCTATCTGGGAGCAGTGTCTACGGGTACTGAAGCCGGGAGGCCATCTGCTGGCATTTGCCGGCACCAGGACGCAACACCGGATGGCGTGCAGAATCGAGGACGCCGGCTTCGAGATCCGCGACATGATCGCCTGGGTGTATGGGTCGGGATTCCCTAAGTCACTGGACGTGAGCAAGGCTATCGACAAGGCGGCCGGGGCTGAGAGGGAGGTGATAGGGAGTTACAAAGGAGCCAGCAACATCGGCAAAGAGAGCACAAACAGCTACATCACAACCGAGTCAGGGACAGCAACTGACGTTTTTATCACCGCCCCAGCCACCCCCGAAGCCCAGCAATGGTCCGGCTGGGGCACCGCCCTAAAGCCTGCCCTGGAGCCGATCACAATGGCCCGAAAGCCATTCTCCAGCACCGTGGCCGCTAATGTGATCCAGTACGGCACCGGGGCCATCAATGTCGATGGGTGCAGAGTGGGGACGGAAACAATTATAACGGCTGAAAAGAAAAAGGGTTCAAGTTTTACGTCAGTTGGCAATTCCGCTGGGTTCAACGGATGCAATGCGTCAGAACACGTCGGACGCTGGCCTGCCAACATCATCCACGACGGCAGCAACGAGGCTGCCCTGTCGCTAAAGTCCGGCGCCCGATTCTTCTACACGGCCAAGGCTGGTAAAGTGGATCGAGAATCCGAGAACAATCACCCTACCGTCAAACCGACCATGCTAATGGCCTACCTCTGCCGCCTGATAACTCAACCAGGCGGAACCATCCTCGATCCCTTTATGGGCTCCGGCTCAACCGGCAAGGCTGCAACCATCAACGGCTTCCGGTTCATCGGCATCGAACGCGACCCAGAATATCACAAGATATCCGAGGCCAGGATCTCCAACCAACACGAAGGGCGCTTATTTTGAACCTGACCGACCTCCAGCGCTCACTCCTGGACTACCGCCGCAATCTCTACCGGCCGACACCGATGCAGACCGTGGTCGACTGGGCCGAGGCATCGCTCCGGCTGACCCAACGGCAAACCGAGCACCCCGGGCCATTCAGCACCTCGGTACGGCCTTACACCCGGGAGCCCATGGAATGTTGGAAAGACCCTACGGTCTACGAGGTGACCCTCTGCTGGGGAAGCCAAACCAGCAAGACGACCACCCTGATGGCCGGCCTGGCCTGGCTAATTGCCAACGAGCCCAGCCCAGCCCTCTGGCTGATGCCTACCGAGTCCTTGGCTAGGTCATTCTCGAAGAGCCGCTGGCTGCCCATGCTCGAGGACAGCCCGGCCATGCTCGAGTGTTACCCGGCCGAGGCCGACAAGATCACCAACCTCGAGCAGAACTTCACCAGGTCGACCCTGACTTTCGTAGGATCCAACAGCCCGGCCAACCTGGCGAGCCGCCCGGTTCGGGTGCTGATAGCCGACGAGGTCGACAAGTTCGCCGAGGCTACTGCCCGGGAGGCCGACGCCCTCGACCTAGCCGAGCAGCGCCTCAAGAGCTTCTCAAGCTCCAAGGCCTTTATGACCTCAACGCCCACCGTGGTCGAAGGCCGAATCTGGCAGCG